CAAACGCCGTGGTGTCAAACGTGGTGGCAAGGTCGAGCCCGGCGAAGCACTCACGGCCCGTGAGGCTCACCGGGCATGGCACGTTACCCTGCGCCCAACTAGACATGGCAATCCAGCGAGTATCCTGCTCCGTCCAGCAATTTAAATAAAGTTGGCGAAACGTGTTCTCGTATGCGGGCATTTCCATTGCCCGCTGACACTCGCTCCGAAGGAAGTCGAGCTTTACGGAAACGCCGAGGTTCGGGTTGGCGATAGCCCAGGTGCGTTCATCCTTCCAATCTGCCGCAGGGTCGGCACAGTAGATTGCCGGCAGGAATGACTCGTCCTTTATGGCTCCCGTGCGAACAGCCTCGGCATACTTCCAAACCTCCCAGCACACGCTTTTCCGGTCGTGGCCTGCGGTTGTCAGGGCCACCGTTAGCGGGTTGCGTCTGGCCCCCTGGCTCGACAGCATCACTTCCCACATCTCCCGGTTGCTCACGTGGAGCTCGTCAAAAATCACGGCGTGAGCCGAGAGCCCGTGCTGTATTCCAGCCTCGGCAGAAAGTGCTTTGTAGGTTGAGTGCGTGGACTCCCTGACGATGGCGTTTCTGTAGACCTTGAGGTGTTGCCGCAGCACTGGCGACTGCTCAACGGCAATCCGGGCGGTATCGAATACAAGCCTCGCCTGATCCCGTGACGCAGCACACGAGTACACTTCGGCACCGGGCTCATCCTCAAGCATTGCCCGCAATGCGATGCCGGCCGCTAACGTGCTCTTGCCATTTTTGCGAGGCAGGGCCAGCAGTGAAGTGCGTACCTTCCGGCGGCCGTTCTCTTCAGCGAACAACGCCCGCAGGTATTCTTGCTGCCAATGCTGCAACAGGAACGGCTTGCCGCCGAGCTCGCCCTTCGCGTGCGTCAGGTGCTTCTCGAAGAACCGCACCGCCAGACACGAGGAGCACGTATTGCACGGCTTCTCAGCCGAACATGAGGCGGTCTTCGTTGTCGCTTTGGGCTTTCGGGTCAACGGCTGACACTCTCGCCAGGGCAGAAGCAGTCAGCCCGAACTGCTCAGCAAAACGGAGCATGTGAAGCCGGGCGTCCTTCTTCCGATACCAGGCCGGATGATTCATCACCCTGCCCTTGTCATCCATGAACGTGGCACCGTGCTGCTTCAGTTCTCGGTCAGCGGTGACCATGTCGGCCAGTGAGTCACAGTACGCAGCGAGCGTGTGCTGATGCCTCACGCTCATTACACCAGACGACTCAAGCATGGGAACGATCCGCTTCCACTCGGCTTTTCCGATCTCGCAGAGGTACGCAGGAGCGTCAGGGATGCCGGCCGGAGCGTCTATGCCGCTCTTATGCGGCCCCCTAACGCGAGCACCGCGCAGCTTAAGGATCGGTTTAGGCGTCGGCTTGCGGCCCTTGCCCATTACGCAACTCGCAGAAATGACGGGAAACGCGGCAGGCCAGCGTCGGTCAGCTGCTGAAACTGGTACGTGAACAACGTCCCAATCTTCGGCGGGCTGCGACGCATGGCGTCGGTCAGTCCAGAAGATACACGAAACGTATTGCCGTCTTGCATGCGTGCCACGATGGCACCGACCGCCAGGCGGTTGCGGCCCGTGCCTACCTCGTAGCCGATGACCGTGGCCTCGGCATCATTCATCGGCTTGACCTTCAGCAGCGACGCCGACCGGCACGGCTCGTAGCAGCTGCCCGACTGTCGCAGCATCACGCCTTCGCCACCACTGCGGATAATGCCGGCGAGCACGTGGTCAAGATCCGCACGGCTGACGCACTGCCGCTGGGCCACCGCGAACACCCGGCCAGTGTTGCCGGCCAGGAGCTCAAGCAGTTCACGCTGGCGAGCCTCAAAACCTCCCGCCACCTCGGGAGCATCGAACACGGCATAGCGGATCGGACGCCAGGCGGCCTCGTCAATGCGTCGATATGCACCGCTCACTCTTTGGAACGTGCCGCGACCTGCCCACAGTTCACCGTCCAGCGTGATGCCAACCGGGAGCGAAGCCACGAACGAAGCGGGCGCGTGGATCTCGCTGCCCGTGCGAGTCGTGAGCCGGTAGCCGTTCCACCACGCACGAACGCCATCAAGTTTCTCGCTCATCCACCAGCCAGATGGATCGGTGCCGCTCCACGTTTTCGCCAGCATCACAGCCATCGCAATCACCTCCAGGGATGCCCAAACATACGTTGCATATCGGCTCGATTGCAAGGCTCGGCCAGATGCTTTTCGAGCCTATTTTTAAGGCACGAAAACGCTATCAGAGTGAGCAGAAAAACCATCGTCGCCAGACGCTCGTGCGTGCGATTGCAAGCCACTGAAAACAAGGCCGCCGCACCACCGCTTCTCGCCGCACGCGGCCCACAGCGGCGACGCCAGGCACTAGGGGACGCCAATTTCGGCCACGCCTACAGACCGAACGGCCGGTATTCGTCAGGCGGTGGTCCGATGATCCCAGGCACCCTCCGCTAGCCCCTACGTTGACGCTACAGGCCGTCGCGCGTGGTCTTGCGTGTGTGGCAGCTATGGCACAGACACTGGCCTGCATCAACGTCGTAGCGGCTCCTGCCATCCATGCACTTGTCGGTGCCTAGCATGACAGGGGACGTGTGGTCGGCGTGGGCTTGCCCCTTTTGTGAGCAGATCACACCACACGACTGACACTGCCAAGCGTCACGGGTCAGCACTGCCTGTCGCCACCGCTTGTGTGCTTGGGAGCAATAGCCACGGGCTGCCGCGTTAGGTCGTGCAGTCTCGTCTCGCTGAGGGCGGGACGATCTCAGACGCAGCGGCCTGTGGCATGGGATACGTGTGGGCATCAGGACTTCAGCATCACGATGCCCGAGGTCCCTGTGCTGTTGGTCGTGGCACTGACGATCTTCAGGAACTCAGCAGCAAACACCTCGTCAGGCAGGGCATACGCTCGGCCGTCGGTGCTCGATGCCGCCAGGGTCAGGTCAGCCACGCTGCCGTCCACCTTGTACAGGCGACGGAACGTCCCGGCCGAGGTCGCACCAACCCACATCTGCAGGGTGGCCGCGTTGGTTGAGATGGTGCCAAGAGAGAGAACGCCACCAGCAACGTCACGCAGGTCAAGCGTGGTGGCCAGGCTCGTGGCCGTGTGCAGGGTGATGTCGATGTCCCGGTTCTTGCGGCTGAGAATGTTGTCGGCCATGCGTGGTCTCCTGTGTAGTCAGGCTATAGGGTTTGGCTGGTGTCTTGCAGTCCACTAGCTCACAGGGCTAGGACGCTCTACGGCCGCCCGGTAGTCGGCCTCGGTGATCTCGGTCACGGAACCCTGCTCTGTCATGTACGTCAGCATCTGCTGGGCGGCAGGGTACTCGCAGAACTCATCGTTAACGGCCAGGACGATACGCCCCTGTGCGTCCCTCGGCGCAACCATTGCCGGGTCAATACAGGTGGTTGTCCTGCCGCTCGGGTGGCCCCATGCAGCGTCTAGGGCAAGCCTTGCCTGCTCATACGCCTCGTCACCAACCTCGCAACGAAAATACCTCACGTGACGGTGATTCCCCATTTCTTGCCAAGGTACGCCTCAACCGACTTTCGCTGCGATGCAGACAGGAGCGTGCTGTACACAATGACCTCGGCCACCCAAATGTTTGCGTAGAATCCATCTGACCGGCGGCCAATGTAGTGCGTGCCAGTAAGCACAGGTTTAAGCGTTGGCCCTGTCAGCGTTATCTCCGTTCCGTTACGGTGCAGCGTGCTGTTTGTGCCAGCACCAGACGGAACGATCCAAGCAAGGATGTCATTTACGCCAACGCGGCTAGGCGTGCTTTGGTTGATAACAATGCTGTTTGCTGCCACGATGTTCAGCGCGCCGGTGCCGCCACTTTGCCGAATGTTGAAATCATCACTGCCAGAGCCTCCAACGTACGACATTCCAAAACTTGTCGACGTAATGATTTGCTGCACAAAGAAGAACGACATCGGAAGGGACGTTAAAAGAGGCGTGGTCGCTGACAGGCTATCATTTGAGCCGTCGAACACGATCACATTCCGACCATTAAGCGTCTGCGTGCCGGTAGCCGGCTGATTGTTGCCAGTGGTCTGTGCCCACTTGCTGCCGGTAACGGATTTGTCTCGCCACTCGGAGACGCCCGTCTCGGTTGTGATGGTGCTGGAATCGGCAGCGTCTAGCCACAACTGTAGCCCGGAGATGCTCTTCGGGTTAAACCCCGTGGCTCTTGGCCGCAGCAGTCTTGGGCTCATCGCCATATCAGTTCTCCTGCGGCATATCGCCGGCTCGGGGCTGAAGTGCATACAGCAGGCGTGTCTGCTCGCTGATCGCCGTGCTGATCTCTCGCTGCGTCTCGCTGAGGCTCTTCACAAACTCTCTGTGCTCTTGTACCAGGGGCAGCAAGACATCCTGCCTGAGCACCCAAAAGCAACCCAGTGCCACTACGACACTGAAGCCGTAGTCGCGGAGAACCGACAGCATGGTTTCCTTTGTGGCGTCAGTCACTGCACGGCCTCCAGCATCTCGGTGCGATTCTCCAGCCAGCGGCGGATGAGAATCTTGACGATCTCGCCGATGATGGCGGCGATCAGGATGGACGCAATGAATCCCATGCCGTACTCGGCACGCTCTTGCCGCTCGATGGTCCGGGCCAGGTGCTCGCCTACAACGGCCGTCTGCTGGGCATCGCACTGCGCCAGCACAGGCACGGGCCAACGCTTCAGCGTTCGCTCAATGAGGCGTTCGCCACGCTTGCGGCCAATCAGATACCTTGAGGCCGGCAGCTCGGCCCAGACGGCGGCAATGAGTTCGTCTTTCGTCATTTTGGGCAGTCCTTGCACACAGACTTCATCTTCTTGCCGGTGCCTTTGCAGTCGTGGCACGTCATCACAATGTTGGCTCGATCGCCGAGCTTGCCCGTGCCTTCGCACGTTTCGCACTTGTCGCTGGCCGGCGTCGGTGCGATCTCGTGCCGCAGCTGCGTCACCATGCGGGCTGTCTCGCAGGCGATGTCGGCAGACAGCGTGTGGTCTTCGGGCAGCGAAACCACGCAGCCAATCACCACGACCATCAGGCACAGCAGCAATCTCACAGCACACCTCGCAGCCAGTTGTCGGGCATCGTTCTCGGCTTAAATCCGCTGTAGCCGGCCAAGGCGAAAGAGTCCTCGCTCTTGAGCATCCGGGTGCATACGTCGGCTCGCACCCATCCCGCCGAACGCTGGAACTGTGCGGGCAGGTTCTTGTCCACGTCACCCGAATAGCACTCGCCCCATGAGTTCACGCACAACAGGGCCGGGTGCGGCTTCCACCGCACGCCGGCAAACATCATGCAGTGAGCCCACTGCCCTGCTGGCGACAGGTAGCCGCCTTCTCGCAGCGTCATCGTGAAACCCTGCATCGAGCACACAGCCACCGGGTAGCCGTTCTGGATGCTCTTGGCGGCATCCTCGAACGACTTGACGAGTGCGACTGACTCAACCTTGTGCTCGGCGGCGTACTTCTCCAGAGAGTCGGGCACGCCGTCTCGGCCCCATGTCTTCTCACGGGTGCCGCTGTTGTCGGTGAATCGCTGGCCGCCGTAGTCCTGGCCGTAGTGGAGCGTGCCGTACTTCGTGACGGCCTTAGCCGCAGCACCTCCGTACGAACCGTCGCCTCCGAGGTTGCGTCCGCCACGCACTTCGACACGGGAGAACGCATAGACGCTCGCCTCGAGCACCCGCCCGCCGTACGTCTCGGCTTCGTTTCGCAGCAGGATGTCGCAGGCCGCCAGGATGTCGCACGACAGAGCCCAGCCCCAGCCGACACAGGAGCCAATCTTCTGGGCTCCACGCTTCCAGTCGGGTGCGACGCTGAGCAGGGCTGAGCCCAGGAACACGTCACGCGACTCGTCTAGTGCCAGATCCGGCCCGGCCTGGGCCAGCGTTGGCTTGGCGAGCGTTGAAAGAAACGCTGTCGTGCCTGCCCTGTCAGGGCTGTAGCCAAAGAGTGGTACGAAGTCCGCCATGCGTCAGCCCCCGTTGACGCCGGCCCACGCCACGGCCTTCGCAAACGCCGCGTAACGGGCTCGCACGTCCGCAGTGACCGGCACCACATCGGTACCGATTGCCTGCCCGTAGGCGGCTTCCACGGCGTTCCTGAGCGGCTCGTTGCTTCCGGGCGTGTTCTGCCCGATGCGACGCCAGGCGATGTCGATGGCGAGCGTTGTGAACAGCCGCAGCGAGCGGGTGTCAGTAAACACGACTTCGGTGGTCACGGCGTCGCCAGCTACCACGACGGCACACTTGTTCCACGTCGCGGCCCAGAGCATCCGGTCGCCCTGCGGCATCGACTTCATGGCATCAGCCACGGGACGCACCAACGTCTGCATCTCCACGGTCGGAGTCTCCACCACCACGGTCACGGCTGGGGCTGTCGGCAGCGTTGGCATGGGGATCTTGCCCCACGCGGCGGCGATCAAGAGGGCGGCGGCTGCGATCCTGCCTGCGAGGGCTCGGTGGGCCTTGGCGGCCTGGGCGGCCTTTGCGAGCCAGCCCATGACGTGCTGCCGATACGGCGCAGCGAGTAGAGCAGCTGCCGCCACCAGGGCGACGGTGCGAAATATGGCGTCATTGCTCACCGGGCGGCCTCCACCTGCAGGAGCAGAAACCGCACCAGCGACTCACCCTGCGGCGTCTTGAGAATGTCGCCCAAGAGCTTGACCAACTGATCGTCCACCTTGGCGTCGGTTTTGCTGGCCATCCACTCGGCTGCCTCGCTGACAATCACAGCCTTGGCGTACGGGTCGGCGGTATTGATGAATCGCTGCCCGTAGCCAATCAATGGCGACCAGGCGGAGAGCAGCTGCAGTTGCTGCCAGATGTTGAGCCCGGCACCGTACTGCTCGAGCTCGGCGGGCGTGGCTTCATAACTTGGCATGCTCAGTCCTCCTCGGGTCCGTCCACGCTATCACCCTCGTCGGCGTCACTTGCAGTGCAGAGCACCGTGTCTTGAAGCTCTTGGTAGATGAAATCCCACACGTCCTTGGCTTCTTCGTGAGCCTCTTTGACTTCCAGTTTGAACGGCTGTTGCCACGCCTCTTCGTCGAGGATCTTGCCGTTGCCATCTGTAAAGTAGGCGTACACATTGCTGCGGCCGTACTCGACCACGATGCGGCGGATCAGGCTCTCTTTTGGCGTCATCGCTCAACCTCCCACACAGGGCCGTCACTCTCAGGAAGTTCTGTTGCCCGCCTGGTCTCGTCGGTGAGCTCGATGCGACGCAGGCTGACGTGTTGAGTCTTGATAACTCTGCGGTCCTCTCGCGTGTCCTCGCTCCATGTCGCCTGAATGTCTTTGGACATACGGGCAATCTCTCTCGGCGTCGGGTCACGCTGGCGTACCTGCCTTGCCCGTAGCTTGCGGTCGTGCCGGCGTGGCAGATCCCACACCTCGGCCAGGCGGATGACTTGGTCACGGGAAATCGTCCAACGCTCGCACAGAGCCCGCATGGGTATGTGCGTCATCCAATCGGCACGAAACGCCGTCAGGCTGATGGTTGCGGTGTTTCCTCGCATGGCTCCATCCAGTTCATCAACATCCGCTGCGCCGGGTTCAGGTACAGGTGCTGGCCAGTGGCCTTGGCGATGCTCTCGTGGAAAGGCACGTGCTCGCAGTCTCGCACGCCGTCGTATGTGCCTCGCAGGTACGCATCGGCACGGTAGATCGTCATGCCGCCGAATGCAGACGAGACGAGCACGGGCGGTGAGCCGATGGCAGGAAGCCACGTGTAGCCAAACCCGCCGTAGCCGTTCTGGTACGTGTCCCAGTAGCAGTCGGCCTGGCCTACGCCACGCAAGGCCCACAAGTCGTAGTGATGCCACTGCGGGCCTTGGCCAAAGTCGTACTGAAAGAGCGACACGCTCGACATGCCGTAAGCACCCGGCAACTCGACAAGCCAGCCGAGACCGTTGAGTACGCCATCGTCGTTCCAGCCGCCCCATGCGTCGAAGTCGATCACTACGACATAGTCAGCATCCTTGGCACACGCACGAACCCAACGCTGGCAGGAGTCTCGGTACTCGGCCATGGCGATCGTGCGGCGGCCGGCAAACTCCGAGCCGTAACTGTCGCGGCCCAGGACTTGGTAGTGGAACGTGGCCTGCGGCTTCTCTTGGCAATAGCCGTGCAGCACCTCGAGCGTCTGGTCTTCGCAGTCGTTGGCCTCAATGTGCAGCGACCACTTGCCCGCGATGCTCTGCAGCTGCTCAAGGCGGCCAAGGTTCTGTGCGAGATGCACCGCACAGTTGCGGGCCAGGCCCACAAAGGCGACGTTGGCGTTTCGCAGCCGGGCGGTGCCTTCTTCGACACGCTCACGGTAGGCATCGATAAAGGGATCGTGCGGCTGCCAGAGACGTGCGGGAATGTTAGGCATGCACTCCTCTCTTTCGGCAGATCATGTCCGCCACGTCTTTGGGCACGTTGGCCCGTCGCAGGAATGCCCAGCACTCGACCGCAAACCTCGCCGCATCAGGGCTGTTCCTGATCGTTGAGCCGTACCCGGCATCGTCCTCGGTGAAAATCGCCCCAGCCTGCGGCACGTAGACGCAGCCACCGAGAGCGGCCACAGCGGCATATCCGATGGCGTCTGCCCACGGCCCCATTCGCCAATACTCAAGCTCGCACAGCCACGCCAGCCAATCGTGATGGATGGCTGATCCAATGCCTGTCTCGCACGGGTTGGCGTCGCTCAAGAATCGCCGGCAGGCGTACTCCGGCGTGCAAAACTGCAGGTCGCCAACGTCCACCGCTCCATGCACTGGAGCAGATGGCTTTCGCAGGTAGTAGGAGTGGAATATCACGGCGGCCGTGCGGT